GATTTGTACTAATTCCATTAAGTTTATCATCAACAATAGCTACACTTCGATTACCAATAACCTGCCAATAATCTTCATTAGTAATTTCTATACCAGCAGGAACATCTTGCTTAGAAATATAAGATGTATTATCAGCATCATTAAAAACAATACTAATTTTATCATATTGTTTAGTCTTATCCCACTTACCATTAGCAGTAAGACAAACTTTACCAAGAATTTTATAATTTGGCTTCATAAAATTATTAATTATTTTGACTTAAAATAAGACCATCTAATAACATCAACACTATGTCCTTATGAAGTATTCATGATAACGATTTCAATAAGAAACACAGCTAATATCAGCTATTTTAGACGTATCTGCCGACTTGGATTATGTCCAACACCCCGTAGAGGAACAATTAACTATTAACATCATCAGCATCTTTAACAATCAAATCTTCACCTTCAATAGCATAAACTTTATTATTTTGTTTATTATCAAGATATTGTTGATAAAGTTCTCCAGTTTTAGCATCTACATAAAAATGAGTACCATCTTCACAACTGACTATTGCTTTAAGTTTACCATCTTCTGTAATTGCCAAAGGAACACTACTGTTATAAACAGTTTTATCTGTACCTCTATAAATAAATTTAAGTTGTTTCTTAATATAATCTATGAAAAATTCAGCTTCTTTTTCTTTGCCAAGAGTACGACAAGCAATAGCCGATTGAAATAGATTCCAACAAGTAATAATGTTCTTACTATTGCCTTTACATATAGCATTACAATCGTCAACAATGGTTTTACCAAAGTCAGCCATATACGTCAATAGTTTGTGATAAACACAAACCCAATCAGCAGGAATAGTAAGATAAACATATTCAGGATTAATCTCAACATAATCATCATGTTCATCAGCAAGAACATGTACTTCATTATAATTGTCCGACATCGCTTAACTTATTTATAAACTTAGAAATATTATTTAATTGAGTAGGATTAAAAATCTCAATGTTCTCCATACAATGAATAAGTATAGAAAATAATATTGGTACACAATCATCATTGATAAAACCAAGTTCAAGTGCATCAATATTTCGTTTCTCCATATTGACAAGAATAAGATTATAATTATCAATTAGAGTTTGTTTAAGTTTTTCTTCCATAGTAACTCAATTTTTAATAGTACTATTTATAATATAAGTAATATATGATTGAAATTTAATATTAATCTTATTAGTAAACGCAAGTATTTTATCTTCTTTACTTAAAGTAGGATTATAAATAATATCAATCATATCTTTTTCAATAGCAGAAATCCAATCTTTATTAAGAGCACTGCATACTTTAACATCATTCACTATATACATTGATAATGTGGAATATACAGTATAATATTCAGCATTAGCTATATTATGTATGTTAGCAAGAACATTTTCTTTATTAGTATCAATATGATTATTTACAACAGTAGTAGAAACAAAATTAATAAGACGCATACCAGAAGAATACATAGAATCTTCAATAGCATTTTTACATTTCTCTTTATCTTTATCAATAATATTTTTAGTCAAATTAATAATAAAATTACTAATAGTATTTATAGACTTTGTTAAATCGGCACTAAGTTTTATTTGTGCATTCTCTTTACGACTATCTATAATTTTTGTAATTATTAAATAAATAGCAACTACAATAGCAGGAGCTATTCCTTGTCTAAGAGCATCTCCTAATATATCCATTATTTATAAATAAAAAGAGGCTATAAATATAAATATTAAAATAAATATTAATATAAATAGCCTCTATATTAAGATAATAAATAATAAGAATATTTTTATTTTATTCTAAAGCATCTTCACCATTTCCTCCAGAACTTGTTCCTCCAGAAGTTCCTCCAGAAGCTCCTCCAGAACTTGCTCCTCCAGAATTAGTAGCAGAACCATTAGAGGAAGAATATTTACCAAGTCCTTTACAAACAGTTTCAAAAGTTGTAATAGCATCAGCTCCAGTAGGGAATGCAACCTGAATAATTTGATTAACTACTTCATCGCGAGTTTTAACATCACGAGGTTCAGCAAAACGCAAAGTGAAAATAGTATAACCAACATCAGCAGCATTTGGTTGAGCCAATGGGTTCAAAGGATAATTAGGATACAGATAGTAATTAGTATCACGATAAGTATATTCAAAGCCAGCATCAGCAGCAGCTTTTTCTGCAAGGTCTTGAACATATTTAGCATCGCCATAAGCAGGAATACCGTGTGCAGATACAGTTATAGCAACACCAAACAACTCATCGGCTCCAAGAATCTCATAATCAACTCCAGCTTTATTAGCTTTAATAGTTATTTTAGCCTGACTTGCAACAGCAGTTACACCAGAACCTTCACTATTATTGTTAATTTGAGCAGCAAGTTTAGTAGCCAAATCAGCAGCAGTAATAGTTACATCTTTTACATGAACCATAGCTGTCCACTTATTACGCTCATTAAACTTAACACCCTTAAGAGCAACAATAAGAGAATAGTCACCAATCTTAGTAGGAGCAGGAATAGTTACCTCAGCAGAAAAAGTTGTTGAAGCAGCATAAACGCCCTTAACACAAGAAAAGTTATTACTATGAATAGGAAGAACAACAGGACCACCTTTATCACTTGGACGACCAAGAACAAGCATAGCCTCTCCTGTAAATTCCTTCCCGGTAGTGGAAGCAGTAGGAACACCATTTTTGTTATAAAAAACTCCAATAGCACCATCTGCAACCTTTGACAAATCGGTACCAGAAGCATAAGCTACTTTACCGCACAAAAGAAATTGTCGCATATTATATAAACAATTATAAGTTAATCAATAATTTATTGTCTTTGTTGTAGATTAGCTTGATTAGGAACATTAGTACCTATAGAAGCAGCAAATTTCATTACAGCTTTTTCAACAATGTCAAAGTGAGTATAAGAAGGTAAATCACAATTTATACATTTCGTTGAATCCAAATCATGCTTAACAACATTAGGAACTTTGATATACTTAACATTAAGGAATTTAACTTTGCAATCTTTAGCACCAGTATAAATCTCTAATTGTTCATTAGAAATAACTCCTGTTTGTTCAATACCATCCTTAATAACAGGAATAGAGTTAAGAACTACTATTGGAGAATCTTTACTTGCGCCATTACAATAATCACGAAGTGTAGTTTCCAAAACATCAGAGCCAATCAAACGACAAGCAATAGCATTTCCTCTAAGTGTATTATCATATTCTACACTAAATCCTAAAAACATCATAGGATTGATTTTATACTCTCGCTCATCAATAGTAATACCAGAATCAATAGTAGGAATATTAATTATATGAAATCCGTTAGCACCATTATAATAACTAACTTTTTTAGTATCAGGATTTATATCGTCAGTATTAATGCTATAACGAGCACTTCTATAAAGAGTCCTAAAAGTATTTATCGGAGACATAGTAGAAGCTTGGGTATTAACACTGTCTTGAAGAGCAGTACGAACACCACTTAAAAGCTCCTGCTGTGTCTTCTCTATAATGACATCATTGAGATAAACATCAATACTTTCAGGAAGAATACCTCTAATAAGTTGCATACCCATTTGTTGACCAAGAGTACGGAACGTATTGTGCATCTCTTGAATGTTCATATCAAATATTCTTTAGTTTGTTAATAAGAGCATTTACAACCGAAGTATTTTCTGCATTCTTAAACCAAGCAACTGCTTCACCCATATTAGCTCCAATAAAATCTCCATCAGGAGAAGTAATATTCTGATTGTATTGAGAACGAATAAGTTCTCCACGCGCAATTAACATTTCAATAGTTGCAATCAGTTTTACATCTTTATTGTTGAAAATCTTATTAAACTTAATAGGTTCATCAGCACTAAATTTATCCAGCTTAATTTCTCTATCAATTCTGTTTTCAGCAAGAGAAGAGATAACTGGCATATTGTTAATAACACAGAACTGCGTATAAACAGCATCAAACAAAATATCATCAGCAAGACAAGCAACATAATTAGCTTTTGCTTTATTGACTTCAAGTCTAAACTTACGAAGTTTTTCAGCTTCTTTTTGGTCATCCTTAAAGTAGAAACGTATGCTACTATCACTATTAATAAGTGCTACATCTTTAGCAACATCGTTATACAAAAGACAATGACGATACATAAGATAATCATCAACATTGATTGGATAACCTAACTTACATTTTGTACCTTCAAGAGCATTAAGTCTTGTAATCTTCTCTTTAAGAGCAGCACGCAACTTAGTTATGTCTTGACGATTAGTAGTCTGATACATCCGCTCAATTTTGTCTTCTTCTTCCTTAATACGATAATAGTCTTCTTTATGATAATAATGAAAACTAATATCGAAAGAACGACCAAGCTCATCTACCGGAATACGAATGTTATTAAGATATTGCTTAACACGCATTACAAAATTCGGGTCAGTAGGAGAAAGACCAATAAGATTAGGAAAATAGGTATCAACTTCTTCTTTATTTGCTGAAAGAACACGAGAAGCATGAACACTGCTACCAATAAAGTCTTTACGCTTAGGAAGAACTTTATCATTAGCCTTACGATAAAGACTATAGTTCTTAACAAGCATAATAGTTACTTTACGAATATCAGTATATTCAAGACTTGTGTCTTCTTGTTTATTTTCAGCAGAAGCAGAAGCAGTATTAGCTGCAACTGTTCCCTCTACGGGGGAGGGATTACCAACAGGTTTCTGTTCTTCTTTATCGGCATCAGCTTTATTAAAGCCAAATCCTATGCCTTTAGCAGAATTATCACTCATAATTTTATTAGTTTAATATTTTACAATACGCACTTCAACAAGAACATCTTGTTAGAATTATCAACTTGAAGTCCAAGAGAAGACTTAACTTCATAACGAGCCATATCTACTTCAGTAGCAGCATGGTTAGTATTAGGAAGACCCCAGCAAGCTGGAATATCAGTCATACCCTCAATAACCTTAGCCTTATAGATTTGTCCCTTTTGACGAACCATACGTACATTACGATGTCCCTCATAAGAAGAGAAATCAATAAAACATGCTTGGTGAGAAGTAATAGGAAGACCAGAACGAGGATGAATCATACCATTCTGCTTAGCTGCTTCAGCAATAGTACCCTTATCGAAGAAAGAACAATGCTTTGCGGTAATAGTATGACCATCAACAGTCTTATACTTACGGAAGTAAGCACCATACTCAAGATTGCCACCCATACCTTGAATTTCTTTATCACCAAGAGGAGTAAGGAATCCATTTTCTTTAGCATCCATTTTCATAGACTCATCGAAATCTTCCAAGAAACCTTTACCACCCATAAGAACAATGTCCATAGTGCCAGTATCAGTATCACGGTCAATAACATCGCCAACAGTACGCTTAATCTTATTTATAGGAAGATATTCACCATAAGTATCGTAGTTAGACTCACGACAAATCTCAAGCATACCAGAAGTATGAGGAATAGGCTTACCATTATCACGGTCTTTCAGAAGAACTTCACCGTTAGCATTACGGTTATACTCTGCCATCCACAGACGTTCCTCATTCATAACACGCATATTCAAATGGAACTGACGCATCTCTTCGTTAATCCAAAGTTTAGAAGTACCTCCACCCTTTGTCTTAAACTCATATTCGGTAATAACATTAGCAAGATTACCAGCAATTTCCTTAGAATAACGTTGGAACTCAAGCTGAGAAGTCATCTTACCAGGCCCCATAGAATTACTTCTATTACCCTTAGAATAAGATTCAGAAACAGTAGGAGCAGACATACTCCAATACTTTCCCTTAGCCAACATTTCAGGGTCAATAAAAGCATTAGGATTGGGAGAAGTAAGCTTCAGAATATAACCATAGCCGTAAGCAGACTCTCCAAGGTCTTTCTGAACACGAACTTGCGTCTTACCATCGGGAGCAATAAGACCATACTGCTCAATAAACCAATGAGTAGAGAAATGAACCTCAAATTCAGCACCACCAAGACCAGGCTTAGTATTAGCTGTATTGAAGTAAGTAACGAAATCAGTGAACTTCATACGTCCCATTGTACTCCAAGTCCATTGAACAGTAGCAATATCAACAGTACCAGAAGTACCTTGACCTTCTGTCATAAAGGACAATGGGAAACGGTCATCATCCATACCATAATTATAGGTAAGGAAAGCATTAATTTCCACAGGCTTTTGAAGTTGAAGATAGGCAATACTCTCTTCATTAGAATATCCTCTATCCTCATACTTTCCCTGCGAAAGAACACGCATTTTATACATAAAACAAAACTTTTAATTAGTTATAACCTAAATCAATATCTGCACCTTTTGCAGTAGTAGTCTTTGGTTTATTAATTCTAATCGTACTTGCGTTACGTTCTTTAGCTCTAAGTTTAAGTTTATTAACTTTCTCCTTATTAATAGCCATTTCAACAAGATTAGAATAATTGCCACCAACAAATTTAAGATATGCACGAAGAATTTCATCATCACGACGACTTTCAGGAGTTTCAGCTTCCAAATCACGTTCATAAGCCGACTTGCCATCTTTATCAACACGATAAATATAGTTAAAGAAGTCTTCCGGAGTAACAGAAAGTTTTTGACCATTTCTGTTAATAATAATAGAATCGGGAATCTGATAACCAGCAATGTTACGACTCTTAACAACATCATGAACGCCATTCCAATATTTTTCAAGACGTTGAATACGTTCGTTCTCTTTTCTTTCAGCCTCTGCTGCAAGTTCATCGCGATATTGTTTATCAGATTCTTGTATAGCCGTAAGCTCTTCTTTAGCAGTAGCAAGTAAAGTACCAGAAGATTTAAGATAAGCTAAATAGCCTTCAATATCTCCTTTTTGTCCTCTTTCTTTCCAAGCCGTACGGATAATAGCTTCTTGCTGTGCTTCATTTTCATCGTCAATAGTAATATTAGAACGGTCAGGAATTTCACCAAAACCTTCAAGAGAATTACCATTAGCGACATAGTAATTAAGAACATCATTAAGAATAGGATATTTCTGATATAAAGTGTTTATAGCAGTCTCATAATGTTCTTCTTTTGCAGTATCAACAACAGCATCTATATATGCTTTAATTCCAGCAGGAGAATTTTCAAACTCAATAGGTTCATCATTATCATCGGTGATTTCAATACCAACAGCTTCACGAATAGAATCAATAGAAATAGTATCTTCTCCATCGGTAGCATCTACTTTATCAAAAGAATCAAGCCATTCTTTTACGTCCTTAGCTTCTTTAAAAACGTTACCATTTTTATCAAGAACATTTCCGGCTTCATCTACAGTATAAGTTTCATCTCCGACTTCGATAGAAGTTCCAGCTTGAAGAGGCTCTTCAGTAGTATTACTGTTTCCATTGCCATCTTTATTACCTTCTTTGTTACTATTTCCATCTCCATCTTTGTTAGTATTAGTAGGCTTATTCTTGCCTTCATCACCAGTACTATTACCGTCATTTAAATCATCAACGGGCACACCATTAGGGTCATGGTCAATATTACCTGTATTAAGATTAGTAACATTACCATTACCGTCATTTCCATTTCCAGAACCAGCACCATCGCCGTTACCGTTCTGACTATAACCAAAATCTAAATCCATAATGATATTTATTTATTAGTTCAACATCAGTACAATTATAATAATAATCTTTGATATTAGCATAATAATAAGCAAAAGAAAAACAATTATTGT